GGTACTTCTCGCTTGTGCAAAAATGTTTTGACCAGATATTTTTAGTTCGTCTGATTCAGAAAAAGTATCAGCACTTAAATATTTTAAAATTAAAATTGGATTTGTTGTCGTGTCATCTACAGCAATGACTTTAGCTCTAATTCTCTTTGTTGTATTATAACCAATTATTGTTTTGTCTAAAAATTGACTAACGTCAACATCTTCACTATTATATTGAGAATCTAAAATTAAATAGAAAGCTCTATCATCCAGAGAAATTTTACCGCCAGTAATTGGACTACCATTTTGGAAAATATGATTACCAAACTTTTCAATCTGATTTGAAAGAATTGTTTGTAATTGAGTTAATTCACGAGCCTGTACTGAATATCCAGGACGGAAAAGTACACGCATGAAGTTTTTATCTTCATCAAAATCATCATAGTATGGATCGTAATTAAATGTGGTAGTCATTTATTCCTCGGTTTAAAAGCTAAGAATGAATCTAATTCTATCTGTTTGATCAACATCTCTGGAGATTGGTGTTTTATCAGAGATATAAAGTATTTTACCAGAGTAAAGTTCTAATGTTGGGTCTGTTTTATTTATGGCTACTCGGATAGAGCCACTTTCTAAACCTTTAATTGGTTCGTTTGTGTTTAATGTACCAACTAAATTGTTTAGATAAAGAATATTTTGTGCTTCATCAAATGAAATAACATCTGCACTAAATGTAGCTCTAGCAATATCAACACCTTGAAAAACAATCTCATCATTATTAAAATCACCAACACCAGGAGATGTTTTAACTTTAGTGTATAGTGTTTTAATTTCTGTGTTTGCTAAAGTGGTAGTTCCATAATCATATGGATTTTTTACAATAAATGTTTCACGATATTCGTTATCGGCTGGGAATACACCAGATTCTTCACCATCAAAATCTGTATTAAACATGATGGTTGATGTATAAAGTTCTTCGACTGGATCATATCCGTGACCATTTTGTGGAGATAAAACTACAGTTGCAGCTGCATCTGTTCCAATACCACCAGCAACATCAGTAAAGACTAAGTTTGCTTTTGTATAGTCTTGACCTCGATTTTGTATTAAAATGTCTACAACTTGCCCATCAACAACGTTTGCTTTTAATACAGCATCTGTACCATCACCCTCGATAGTGATGATATCTTGTGCTGCGCCGTCAACATAGTTGTTTCCAGCGTTAGTGATTCTAATAATATCAATACTTCTATTTACGGCTGATGCTCTAACAAATCTATTATATGTTACTGGCATCCAGTTTTCTGTTAAGAATTTTTGTTTCTGTAATGAGGTCAAAGTATACAAATATTTCCACTTATAACCATCGGATGTTTTAAAGTATGGTTCTTCTAAAGATGAAGAGGATAAAGATAATTGTGGTTCAACCGTTGAATTTGCAGAAGCATTATTAAACAAACACTTAAAAACCTGATCTTTAGAATTTCTAACATAAAAATTTGTACCTGCTGGACAAACAGTACATCCAGCCGCAGAATATACAGTATTTGCTGTCCAATCGATACGATCAACCACAAACGAGGCATTTTCTTGCGACAATCTTTTAGCTAGAATACCTTTATCGTAGTTTGCATTCAAGTCTCTGATAGACTGTTCTGGTGTTGGTGCGACTTCTGTACCTGTATTCCAAGGCGTTTGTTTACCTAAAACGACATACAGATAAGACTTTTTATCTGCTGGAAGGTAAGAATTGGCACTAATGTCCAAAAGGTCATAGAAATTTTGGGCCAATAAAGTTTTAAGTGATGAAGTAAGTAGTGAAGACATAGTTTTATTTATTCAACTTTTTGGAGTATTGCGGTTTTAAGAACACCTGAAGTAGTAAATGTAGAATCGACAAAAATAGTATTAGAATTAACGGATGTCACCGTCTTGATCTCGTCATATATGAGGTTAATCGTCAAGTCGGTATCTGTTACAGAAATAGTATTCTGTGTAATTAAAGAAGAAGCATTAGTAACAAATGTAACGGTTTCTGTGTTTCCACTTGAAATATAGATCAAATCGCCATCTTGAATGTCATTAATGAATGTAGTATTGGTACCAGTAATTACATTGGAACTACTAGTAACATTTACTGTTCCATTGGCAAATCTAGTTAAGTCTGTAACAATAATCATATCACCAACATTGATAGTGTTGGCAAAATCTGGATTTGCACCTACACCAATAATTGTATTCGAATCTGCCACAACGTTAACAGTATTTGCTAGAGTGAAACGAATAATATTCATAGTTTCAATTTGAACGTTTGCTGCTGTTTCTTCGTTTGTGTCAATTCGTGTAACAAAAGCTTTCATGCCAATTGGATGTACAACTTCATTTAATGTTTTCTTAAATTTGGCATAATCATTTTCGGTCTTTATGATATAAGAATAATTGTGGTATTTTATTCCGTCTTGTAATTTTTTATCGGAACTTACTTGACCATCAGTATTAAGGTAAATTCCAGGATAACGAATCAGACCATTTTCAAATTTGGCAGTAGCTCTTGCTTTACCATCACCATAAAAAACAGTAGAGTTTACATTTGCGGTAACAACTGGATCGGTGTCAGAAATAATTTGTTGTTGTACATTTAGTGTGCCACGATAATTAAACACCCTCAAAAGTCCAGAAGATTGTGTATATTTTTCTACTGTCGCACTAAATGTTGTATTTGCGTTAGATTCACCTTGATAGATTGTTGTATTTGAAACAAATAACAATCCTTCAGTAACATTTGCAACAGTTAAGTCTGCATTTCTTAAAGAAATTGTTGGAGCTTCAACGTAGTCGTATCCGTAACTAACAACTCTTAATGTTGAAATTGCACCAATTCGTGATGTGAACAAATCGACATCAACGCCTTTTCCTAAAATTTCAGAAACATATAAAGAAGCATTTGCACCAGATGCGGTGTTAACAGTAATAGTAGGTAATCTATCTTGTTTGTAACCTTCACCACCCTTAATTATAGAGCCATCATCATTAAATTCTACTGTTTTAATACCGTTATTTGCCACATGCACTTCTGTAATTACTGCATTGGCGCCATAGCCTGTTCCTCCAGTAAATACCAAATATTCACCAACATTATAACCATCTCCGCCATTTTCAATTACAATTCTTCCTAAAGCACCAACATCATTAAGTGGTCTACGTAAAATCTTATAGACACGAACGTTTGGAATATCATTTTGAAATGGCGCACCAGTTACAGTTATTGTATTTGAAGTTACAGAATCTATAACACGAATCTCTTCAAATCTACCTGTAACAAATAATCTTATGTAATCACCAGCTTCAAAAGTACTTGTCAAGTCTTGAGATTCATCTCTAAGGACATTGGTTGATGCCACAATAGAAGTGCTACTGATAACTGAAATATCATTTTCTGATTCAAGATAAAAACTATAAAAATTAGGAGTTGGAGTTGTTCTATACCCACCACCACTTCCATCAGTAACTATGTAAGAAATAGGAAACACATTTAAAGATTGTGTAGTGGTAATAAAATTAATTGTACAATTTTCAATATTTGATGTATTGGCCGCTTGATCTAAAGTTAAAGATAAACCTATAGTCTCTATACTAGTATCACTAACGTTTACTGTTCTATATGTGTTGGAATCAATAAGAGATATTGAAGCTCTAGTTTCTTGACCAAAAACAGAATTTTCAAAACCACCAACGAAGTCAATAATAGAAGAATTTGTATTTACAGCTGGATCTCTAAAACCAAAACCACCATTAATAATTGAAACTTCAGTTACAGAACCTTTTGTCACTTCACCAACAGTTGCAATAGCACCAACTGGATTACCTGAAGTTGGATTTAAACCACCTAAAATTGTAACTGGATCACCTTGATATCCAGTAGTGGTATCATAACCATTGTAAAATAATCCTCTATGGTCTGGATTAATTTTCAATTCAGAAAGAGAACCAATCAATCTTCCTGTAACAGTAACGGTGTTTCCGTTGTCAGCATAAGTTCCAACAATTTGTTCACCAGTTGCAAATAGTTTGTTGATGTTTGAAATATACAGTTCAATATATTCAATACCAAGTTGTCTGTCAATCGAACGTATAATGTTTTCTACAATTGCAGTCGCTTGAGATGTTTGACCTTTAATTTTTACGCCAGTCAAATTGAAAATATTATCATCATCAGTATCAACTCGCAAAGCCAATGGTAAAACCCATTTGCCATCAGATGCAATTAAAATATCTTCTTTTGGATAGTAGATTTCAATATTTTCACCATAAAGAACCCTAAAGAGAAACTTTACGGAATTTGGTGTGCCTTTTGCACGGTAAAACTGATTTAAAAATTTGACAAATTTAGATTTGTCTAAAAGTAATTCTTCTGGAAAATATGGAGCTAATTCCTGTTTGATGAGTTCCAAATAATAATCTGAAGACAAATCAACATCCAAAGAATTAGAAAAGTTTTGGATTATATTTGAAAGGTTATTTTGTTGTTCTAACCACTCATAGTATTTTTTTAGAAACACCACAAAGGTAGAATATTCATCCCGTATAAAGGATGGTACTTGTCTCTCTACAAGAGCTGAATTTAAAATTTGTGCCATTTAATTAAACTTTATTCAGTTCTATAACAATACTTGTTGGATCAGTTTCGTCAAAAACAAGCATCTTATTTTTCTCAGATGAAATAACGCTAACTTTTGGTCTAATGTTTACACTTAACTCTTTGAAGTCATTTGAAATATCTAATGGATTGAAATCGTTGATATAAATTTTACCTAAAACGTAATCAATAGTTCCCATCACACCATTATTTTTTGAATAATTCAAAATGATTTTTGTGTTTTGATTAGTGACTTCATCTGGCTTGTAATAGAAAATTCTTAGTTGGCCATATCTACCCTCAAGAACAGCTTCAGCAGTAGCCAATTGGCCGCCACCACCAGAAATTCTAATAGATGCGGTCGTATAACCAACGCCAGGATTAGTTACAGTAATATTTGCAATTCTTCCATTGACAATTTCAGCGACAGCTGTTGCACCTTCACCGTCACCTACAATAGTGATGGTTGGTGTAGTTGTGAAATTAATGCCTGGATTGATAACAGTAATAGATTCGACACCAGTAAATGAAGATGGTACTTCTTCAAAGAAACATAATCTTTCAATACCTTCTTCATCTAACATCGTGAATTCTGGTCCCGAATATAGATTGTCTAAAGTTGTTCCTTTTTCTAATGGAACACCATAGTCTAAAACATAACTGTCGGTATTAATT